AATTCCATTTTGAGAAGTTACAGTAACATTTTCATTAACTGTTAAAGCATAATCATAATCAGGAACATATACACCACCAACAAATTTAGAAGGAACTTGTTGATAAAAATCAACTACAGTTTGTGCTGCTGTTGAAACATTTGGTTTGTAACCAAACATATATGCTAATTCATAAACATTATTTGTTTGTTGAGCATATTGAGTAAATACTTCTTGAAATTGATTATCTAAATAAAAACTTAAAACATCCCCTACATATGCCGCTTGTTCCATAAACATCATACCAGGTGATGTTGGTGAAAAATCAGTATACGTGTTAGGGAAATATGTACGTGTAAATTCTACTAATCGTGTTTTAAAATCAGTAAAATCACGGTTAATATATTTTATGTCTTTTTTAGAGGTTGCCATTTATTAAAATTGTATTTCTAAAGTATCGTTTATAGAAGTGTTTAATACAGAATATTTCAAAGTTACAGTTATTTGATTTGTATCACTTTGTCCAGTAACTGTTAAATCATCAATTATTATATTAGGAAAGTATATTGCGAGTTTATCATTTATATCTTCCCTTAAAAAATTTAAATTATCTTCAGTAATTTGTTCAAATATAAATTCTCTCAATCCACCTCCAAATAATGGGTTTAATGGGCGTTCTCCTGGGTTGGTAAGGAAGAAATTGATGAGATTGTTTTTAGTCGCATCTTTTGTTTGATAATTTGAAATAAAAACAGCGGGACCACTAAAAGGAATATTAACCCCAACGGCAACACTTGCGTCAAAATCTACAGGAGCTATTTGTTGGGGGCTAAATGCCATTATTTACTATTTAACAAATTCATAATTTGATCCATTCCTAATTCACCTGTACCTAAATTACCATTTACAGGATCAGATGATTGAGGTCTAAATGGAACAGCATCTTGTGAAGTAAAACTTAAAGCAGTTTCACCTAATACCTCAGCATATTTTGTTTTAAAATCTACTGGGGGTGGAGCATATGCTGGTTTTGGGGTTGTTGCTGGAGTTGGAGAGTAAGATTCTCTAACTATTTGTTTTGGGGTACGAACCGCTTCCAAAAGAATATCTTTTAATTCCTCTTGGATCGCTTCTCGTACAGCTTCTTTAATTAATTTTTTTAATCCGTCGGTTTTCATATGTTTATAAATATTAAATTAGTCAGCTTTTAAATTATTTACTTGAATGTAAAATACTAATTCGTCAATTAATATTTGATCTATTGAACTAAATGACCATTCTCCCTTTAACATCACTACATTTTGTTTATTACGAGCAATAGCTCTTCTACGTTTTAATGAATTAGTAGTTGGTTCGGTTTCAACCCCCATTTCAAATCCATTTACATTTGTAACTACAGGGGATGTTTGAGTTGATTGTTGAACAGTTAAAGCAGTTAATTCAGTTGAAAGTTGCTCTTGAGTAAGATCTGGAGAGCATGTTTGAATAAGATTGTCTAGGAGATTTAGGTATCGAACTATTGTAGCTAATGTTTGGCGTAAAATGCTTAAAATAGCTATTAATCCTACATCTACTCCTTTTAATACTGTTAATGTTTTTTCTGTTTTATCTATTATATCTTGGATTTTATTAATAACATTAATAGGAATACCAGGAACACCAGGAACACCAGTTGATGTCGGAATTGGAATATTTTTAATTACTAATAAAGATGCATTTAAAACATCTATAACGCTAGAAGTAATAGATAAAGCATTATTAGTTCGTTCTATAGCTCTAAGAGCATTATTTAATTGTTTTACTATTTTATTTTTCTTACTAATTATAACAAGAATTTCTTCCTGGGAAGGGCAAGATTTAATTTCATTTATTAAATTCTCTTTACCTTCAGCTATTAATTCATTTACTTTAGTTACTCCAAAAGATGAGATCAATATTAAACAAAATGGAATTGCTGTTTTTTTAAGTTCAATTTCTAATTGACTTAATTTTTCTTGAGCATAATATTTTAAATCCTTTTTAGTTTGTGCTAATTTTTGAGCTTGATCTTTATCAGGAGACAAAGCATCAATCATTAATTGCCTCGTATCTAAATTTATAGGATTTAATGTTATAATTCCTAAATCTCTTTTAATATCACCATTTCCTTTATAAGGAACAACTTCAACAGGTTCGTATATTGATCCCGGGAGATTGGCTGAAATAAGAATAGTATTAGGTTTATTTTGATTAGTATTAATACTAACAGCGTCTACTATTGATCTAAAGTATTCAAGATCAAATGAATATGAAATTGTATTTCCTTCTAAAGTTTGTTTAAAATTAGTTCCAATTTTTTTTGCAGTTAAATATTTAAAATCTTGTGGAACTGAAAAATTAGAGAATCCGGGGATATATCTAATAGTTGAGGTTTGTTCTACTGTTTGACCTATTGAATTTAAAATAGGATTTATAACAGTAATTTCTTTTTTCTTAGGAAAAATTTGATAAAGAGGAGTTGTTGGAGTACCATCTATATCAGATACATAAACAGTAAATCCTAAAGGATCTTCTCCCTCAGGAATCATAATATCTCCATTAATAGTTACTAATTGGGGATTTTCGGTTTGAGGTAAAGAAGGTGTAGCAGATAAAATACCATCTGAAATTTTTGGGATTTCAAGTTTAAATCTACCTTTTCTATCACTAATAGCGTTATAGTAATCAAAATCTTCTCCATCAGGTGAAAAAAATTTTACTTTAGCTCCTTTTATAGGAGTATTAGAAGTACTATCATATATTTTACCTTTAACAGTTTTTAATTTATTAGATTTTAATATTTTAAATAATTCTTCTCCAGCTGCTATTTGAGATTGAATTATTCGATCAATTATTTCTACTGAGGCTGAGATATTTTGGTATTCGGAACTTCCAGTAGCTTGATTTTTAACATAAATTGAAATAGTTTCTCTTTTATCTTTTCGGGATAAATTATTAAAATCAATTAAATCTTGAGTAGTAAAACCAAATTTAGAAAAATATATAGTATTTAATGAAGATGTAAAAGTATTTATTAATTCTGATTTTTCATATTCTTGTTTTTCTTCATTATCTAAAACTCCATCTTTATTTAAATCAAATTCAGCTTCTTCTAAAGATAAAGGTAAATTTCGAGATTGAGATACTTGAATAAAATCTTCAACTATATTTTGAGATAAAGCAATTAATCTAGGTGTTATACCAAATATTAAAGATCTTAAGTCAGTTTGCTTTGTAAGATCAAATAAAGAAGAATCGTTTTGAAATGCATTAATTACATTATTATAATTAGGTACACTTCCATTTGGTATCTGTTTTAAATTATATCCCCCCATTTAAATAGTTTTTACAAAATTAGATTTAATACCGTTGGTTTGATCTTCTAATAATTTTTTTAATTCTTCTAAAGTAGCTAAAGCTTGGCCTGAAATTATTAAAGATGCAGTATCAGGGATAGAAACACCTTGAGGGTATATTTGAGCTACTTTAAGTATTTCAGATATACCTTGAAGTATATTTGTTAATTGAAGAAGAACTTTAACAGTATCATCTCCTTTTAATACGGGTTGCATTTTATCTTTTGTAGAGCTTACCCCTAATCTAATTTGATTAGCAGACATATTAATTTGCCCAGATTCAATATTAACACTAGTACCTCCAAATAATCCAATTGATCTATTAGCCCCAATTAACACATCATTAGATTGAGCATCTATTACAATTCTATCTGAATTGAGTAATATTTGGGGAGATATAAATTGGGAAGGGGTTACTGGTTTAGGAACCTCAGTATTAGCATATGACTGGTATGGGATAGCTTGGAGACCTGAGAGGTCATAAGGGAGTGATTGAGTTGAAGTTAAATAAATAGAAGATAAATCTTGTTTAATATTTTCAACAATAGGTTCAGCACCAAATTCTGTTGCATTTCTATTTTGACCGTTTCTAATTATAGTAATAGGATCTCCATTTGTACCTGAACGAGACCAAGGATTAGCAAAAATACTTTTTGATTTAGCTGTACTTCCTAACCTAATACTATTCCCCCATCTACCTTCATATATGACATCACCCATATAAGGCATTAATGGGTGGATATTTGAACGCTCTACAAAAGTAGCTTGACTAATACTATTAGGAGAATTTAAATTAATTTGTTGAACTTCATTATCTACAATATTTACTCCACCGGCTTCAACCTGTGTGTAATCTAATTGTTGGGATGGGGGTAATAAATTAGTAGTATTGACAGGATATGGACTAACATTCGGAGAAAGCATCCCCCATACAGGAACTACTTCACCATAAACCCAAGAACCAGCTGGTTCATTTGGAGTAATATGTTTCCAAGCTTTTACATATTCATTTACTGTAGGATACTTTGATCCAGCGCTAAATGATGGACGAGCTCTTATAATTTGATTTTCAATAGTCCCATCAAAATTAGCTTTATTGCCTATTATAGTTCCTATTTGATTTAATCCTTGATTAGAGTTATATTGGGCATGGTTTTCATCTAAGATAATGTCATTAACCCTTACAAGGATTTCTCCATTTTGTTTTTTCTTAGAATTAAAATTTTTAGGATTTCCTAATGCCCTATTGGTCATTGAAGGAAAACCAAATTTACCGTATGCCATTAATCTTTAGGATTGAATTTTTTAACCTCAGATAATAATTGTGCTTTTTCATCTTCAGTCATTCCAAACCCTTCATCTTCTGATTTACCAGTAGCAAGAGCACGTTGAATGATTGTAGCCATCTTAATTAACTGTTCATCGTTTTTGATACCTAATTCCATATATTCCTTGATTAAAGGAACTATCAAAGTAGCGTCACCAATGTCATTGATAAGTGGTTTTAACTCACCTATCAAAGCTGTGATTTGGGTCTCTTTTTTCTTTTGGTTTTCGTAAATTTCCTTGAGAATATCCGAGAATTTTTTCTTTCCAAATACGTTTGATTCTAAATTACTCATATGTATTGTTTTTTATAAATATAAACAACTACTAGAGGTGGAAATTCATATATCCTTCCTCTAAATAGAATAGGTAATTTTTCTTAAATACATCGTATAATACGCCTGCTATTTTAGTAATTTTGGGGGTTTTGGCATCTGGGATCATTTCGTGGATATAAATGTAGAGGGCCTTTTTATTAAATACGTCTATACTGTCTCGTTTTCTAAATAGCTCTAAAACAGCATCTGCAATTTTTGCATCGTATTCTTTAGGGAATATTTCGTATAAGTTAAAACTAACAAATTCAACATATTCGTCCATAAAATGAGATAATCGATCATCGGAATTGTTTGGTTCAATAGTATATGTGTGGTCTGAATCATCTTTGGATAATTCATCTACTGAAACCTTGCTAATTTTGCTTTTGTAATTTTTCTCATTATATAAAATACACCATCGTTTTACAATGGTACCAAAGTAAGAATATGCTTTAGCTCCATTCTGGGGGTTGAATAAGTGAATTTTGGATAAGAGAAATACTATAATCTCATGTTGTAAATGCTCTAAATTTTCTACTTCAGTATGGTAAAATTTGAACGTATGGATTATATTCTGGGTTAATTTGAAAAATGCATAATGGATACGGTCTTCATAAATTTTACTTTTCAATACAGGATCGACCGTATTGTTATATAACACGATCGCATCCTCAGTATCTTGAGTAAAGTAATTTTTACTTCCCGGTTTTTTAGGCATTTTAACTAAACTTTCTAAGGTTGAATTCATTGAGGATTTCTTGAATTTTTAAAATTGATTGAAATATAACCCCAACTTCATCATCCTTTTCAAACACACCTCCACGGTCTAGTTCTTTAAGTTTTTTATCTGAAATTTCAATTGTACGAGATAAACGATCTAGATATGCTAAGTATCCTGCTAATACGTCTTCTTGTTTTTCTACTTTGCGCATAAGGTTAAAAGTCGTGAATCCTAGGATTACGACTAAAACCGCTAAAACGCTAATTAATACTGTTGTCATAAGCTATCTAACATATTTTTTAAACTATCACTTTTGAACGTGCCTAAAGCTTTAGTTTTGGTTGATGTCTTTTTGGACATGTTGGGTTTATTCCCTAATGTAAAATTCCCTTTTCCGTTATCCACGGACTTTTTGTCCTCTTTTAACTTAGGTAACCATTCACGTTCAAACTCGATACGTGCTGCCATCAAATCTGCCTGATGGATAATATAAGGGAGTGAAGTACGTGGTTTTTGCTCGGGCATAAATGCCATAAGATATTTTTCATTTGCCTTATCATATAAACCATCATGTGTTTGAATAGCTAACATTTCATTGAATGTATACTGGACACCATGTGATTGGAGCATAAATAAGCCTCTATCTGGAACTGATGAAAAAGGAACTTTAGTATTGAACATATAATCCTCTCCTAATTTTTCACGTCTCCAATTATCAGTCTGAGGGATATATGATTCTTGAGTCTCATCACCCATTTTACCTAGATCATGATTCAGGGCTGAGAAGACTAATTCTTCAGTTGTAAATGTAGACATATCACATCCTTCAGATTCCCATAATTGAGCTTGCTTAAGAGCACATCGAATAACGCGTAAAACGTGTTCTACATATCCTCCGGGGAAAGCATTATGGTATTCTTTTTTATGCGCAGCAGGCATTAACATCAAACGATCAGCATATTGCTCATAAAATTCTAATAATTTATCTTTACGAGGTTCGGAAATATATTCTTCAATGTAAGATAATAATTCATTCCAATTGTCTTGGATTTGTTCAGAGGTAAGATTCATAACTTTTATTTATTTAATTAATTTTCACGTTCAACAATAGATTGGGTATCCTCCTTAAGTTCAAGTGCCTCTTCTAAAATTTGACGAGCAACATCAATATTTCTTTCGTTTAGAGCACTTCTCAAACGTTTTAATTTTCCTTCTAGAGACTCTAGGCGTCTCAATACTAATTCTTTATTTTTCATTTTATTTTATTTACTTATTTTTCTTATAACCTTTATTATTTCAATAATTTAATATCAAAATATAATTAAAGATAATAACTTTCTTTTAGGTAGGCAAGTTCTTTTGTACAAAGTCTTGTATTTTTTTTAAATGAGCACATTTTTCATATTCTTCTGTGCTCTCAAAATAAGAAATACTTAACCGGAGAGATATTAAAAATTCTTCGTTTGCATATTGTTTTAAAGCATCTTTCCAATTTTTCTTTCTTATCTGAACTTGTTCAATCCAAAACCAAGCTCTGGTAAACATCATATATTCACCTGCTTGATCTATTCCTTTTACATCCAAGGAAGGATCTGCTTTAGCAAAAAATTTAGTAACTTGTTTTGAAAATAAATGTCCATTCATAATCAATTTATGGAACATCCCTAACTTAAAATGAGGAGATTCTTTATAGTCTTCTAATTCACTTTCAAGTTTTAAACGCTCAGGATTATCTTCATCCGGGAACCCAAATAATGCAAATACACCTTTAATTGACATATAAAATCATTGATTTTGCGTATAAATATCAATCTAGTTTAGCTCCTAAATCCTCTATAGCTTTAATAGCTTCATCTAATTCAATATAAAAAAATTCTCGTTGTTTGTTGACACGTTTTGTTCTAAAATGTTTATGAACTGCTTTTTCAATTCTTTCCCCATTAAAGCAACAATATGAATATACAACATTAAATGGAGTAGGAACACCTGTAGATTTACTTAGAGTATTAGCTCGATCAATAGGATCTCCTTTCGTATGACCTATCTTTATCATCCCAGGCATAGAAGAACTTTCTAAAATATAAACAGATTGATCTCCATTATTTCCGTTCATACTTTGTCTAAAACGAGATGTATAATATCTTATTTCTTCCCAACCATTATCCCCGATAAAAATTGAATATTGCGATGGGGGAGGCGATAAAGGAGTTCTTTCATATGGAACATAATTTAAAGCTTCTTCGTTTGATATACGTTTCATAACCTTTATTTTGCGTGTTAAAATCGTGCTTTAGCACCTGATCCTTTGTACCAAGGTAAACCTTCTCTTCCTTTAAGAGCTTCTTTCCATTGCTCTTGAGTCATTTTGATTCCATTAAGATAATATTCTCGTTTACGATTATCACCTTGAGGAAGTAAAGCCGGACCCTCCCAATTATGAAGTTTACCATCAAACATGTACATTATAGTTCCGTCTGCAGTTGTAATTTTTCTACTTGGTTGATATTTTTCATTCTCCATCTTTGTCTTGGTTTTTATCATTACTAATACTAATTTGAAGGAAAAATTTCTCTGTTTCAAGAACTTCTCCGTCTTTAAATGCTTTAACAATCAACAGCGCTCCACTTACAATTGAAAGTGCAAGAACAGTGTTAAATGATAGAATACCAAGGAATGGGAGAATAATCAAACTTAAAGTAACCAAACCAATTGCAATAACAGCAATTTCAAGTTTGCGAATTTGAGATTTGAGTTGTTTAAGAACTGCTTCTTTTTGTTCAATTGTCTCTAGTGATTGAACGTTTTCAAGTGCGTTTTGGATGTTTTGGATGTCTTGTTTTTTCATAACCTTTATTTTTATTTGTTTATACCGTAAATATAAGAAATATATTTCAACCCTCCAAGTTATTTTTTAAACTATATAAAATACTTCTATCCGTATATACTATTAAAACGTAATAGCTAATGTAATCCCACCGGTTCCTATTAGCCTTAAAGTAGTTCCTGTTACATTTGTAGCCGGAGTAAAAACAAAAGAAATAGAACTAGTTTGAGGTAGAGCAAACCCAGCAATATAATCAGAAATAATAGGAGTAAGACTACCAGTTGAAGTAAATGACCCAGATGTATTCTTTGGAGTAGACCCATTAAATAAATAATTAAATGGAGTTTCCATAGTAAAATAAGAAGAACCTGAATTATTAACTAAAGCAAAAGTATAAGGGGTACCTGCTGTTAAGTTAATTGAGGAAGTTCCCTCATATAGACTAGTAGCGGAGTAATTTATGGTTGGCATCTTATTTAAATAAATTAATTATTGAGACTATAGAACATGTAACTATAAAAATATAACCGAGCGTTAAATAAACTGGGATTAAAAGTGCTTTTTTTATCATTGAATATATTGTTAATATATTAGGAAATAACCAACAGGTTATTCTGATAATAAATATGGTGAGAATTTCTTC